AGCGGGGATGTACTACTTCCCCGACTGGTTTGGGTGTCCTCGTTAAACGGGACATGGGCTACATCGGTGTTCAACATGATGTCGCGACCATCGTGCGACAACCAACTCTACGGGGCTACCCCGTTGTGGAAAGCGAAACGCACCACCAACCACGGAGACTTAGTGGAGATCAGGGCTGAGATACTTGCCAAGCAAGTCGCTGAGGCTGAACGTTTCGCTTTCCGTGCGAGGATCATGAACGATATTACGTTCACGGACAGAGAGTTCCGCAAGATCGTCGACCAACTCGTACCCGTGGACTTTGGTGCCAGCGACAGGGCTTTGCGTAACGTTGAGAGTAAACGAGGATCCATGTTTTACTATTGGCGCAAAGAGGTTAATGCTTGGGGGTTGGAAGGGCAGTTCGGGAACGCGTGGCTAGCGTACAACGCTATCCAAGGAGCCGAACAGCACCACTTCTCCAAAGGGTCTGCCCATGCGAAGCAGCAGGCTGTTGAAGGTAAAACTCCTTACGCCAAGCACGCAATGGATCTGTTAATGGCAGGGATGGGCGTATAATGCCTTCTATAATGGCAGGTCAAGTCATATCTACCAAAAAGATAGCCCGCAAATACTTTGTCTCCTACGACACGGTACGCAAATGGCGCATCAACGCCAGCAACGAGAATCCTTTCCCGCGGGTCGTGGGTAAACAGATACTCGAAACTGGTGGCCGTGCAACATTCATGTTCGACACACAATCGGTTGACATTTGGGTCACCGATTATTACAACAAGAAAGGCAAGTAAATGAAAAAACAAGACGGCGGCTACGCCGTCATTGGTATCTCATGTTTAGCGTGTAAAGAGCCAAGCGATACAGAAGTGTATCGCCCGCAACTCGAAGCGTATATGCATGGCAACCCCGCCGTGCAAGACATTTTCCCTGAAGCCTCCCCGGAGGACAGAGAAATAATAAGAGCGTACCGTAAAGCGGTACGCACACCAGCAGGAGTACCTGCACCGTATATGTGTGAAGCGTGTACGGATCTATTGATGGAAGAGGAATGATGAAAATACATAATCAGGCAACACCACTCATGTGGACCAACTCCGTGGGAGGCAATGGACTACGCGACTACGTTGGTACCGTCGTCGCTTTCCGACCCACGGAGACTCTCCACCCGTACGTTGTTTGGGACACAGCCAGCGACGACGGAGAATACTATGATTGCAGTAGCGGCGACTACTGCATAACGTTGGCGGAAGCCACAGAAATCTTTGCCCGCAGGGCATCGTGGTTAGCAGGCAACTTGCTTGCAACCGAATCTATAAAAAGAAAAGAGAAAGTCAATGGCTAAGATATTAGAAGAATTCCCCCGCACTAAAGCGGGTCGAGTTGCTATTTACCCGTGGAAAGAATGGTTAGATGGGTATCCCCGCTTGCTAGTGCAAGGTGAGGATTTCTCTGTAACACTTCCAAATCTCCGCGCTAACGCTTTTCAAGCGGCAAAAAGGCACGGAGTGAAACTCCGCACCTCTAGGGTGGATGCTAGCAGCCTCGCTATTCAGGCGTACATAGTATGACACTAGAAGAGAGGCAGAAATCCATAATGATGCTAGAAGATAGAGTATCCGAACTGGAGACTACCGTATTCCCCGAAGGAATCGGAGGTTCAAACATCTCTGACGCCGTGATGGCACTATACGGAAGCACAGTACAATTTCAAATATTGTTGGGAGACTTCTTTCACGACTTGTCGACAATCTCTTCTAAACTAATGGAAGAAATAGCAGAGTTTATACCCGAAGAAATAATACAACAACTAAAAGAAAACATGGAGGACGACAACGTCGTGCCTTTCCCAAAACCGACAGATCTCGCCTGAGACTTGTCGCCCCCTTCCCAAACCACCAAGGGAACCCCCACCCCCCTTTAGGGGGGGGTGGGGGTTCCCCAAGGAGTTTTGGAGGATCCACCACTTTTGCACTTGGAGGTGCTACTATGGAAAACATGAACGAAAACGATTGGGACGCAGCCAACGCCGAACTGTCGTCCACCGATGAGGCAAAGCGGGTTCAAGCGAATCATTTTGCCAAGGAGGTCGTGGAACTTGCCGCCGACTGGCTTCGCCATCGGGACAAAGTGAAAGGAACTGGGCTGATGGCTTCGGTTGGCGACGAAAGTCCAGAATTCGCTAAAACGGCTCTTGCGATAGGGACGGGAATCCAAATAGCCTTATGGGGCATTTGGATGGATGACAGCGAGCATCTTGCCAGACGGCTGGAGCAGATACGCCTTATGGCGAGACAGGATTTGAGAAGCGCATGATCTCCGAAGATGGCCGAATAATTCTACGACAGTCATGGTTGGGGTCACTAGCAATGTGTCCCGAACGGGCTAGACAAGATATGTTAGGCTTATCGGAAAGAACCGAATCAAGTTCAACGATGATCGGGACGGCAGTTCATTACGGTATCGAGCAATGTTTGCTCGAGTCCATGATGGCTGGCGATCCTTTGAGTCGTGAAGACATGATTGCAGGTTCGATGAACTATTGGCTAGAAAACAACAATGAAATTGTTGCATGGAATCACACTGACCGTGAGTGTGAGGAAATAATTCAAGCCAATAGTGCTGTGTGGTGGGACGAAGTTCGTCCCGCCATGCGGCCCATCGCCGTTGAGGAACGGTTTGAAATCCCATTAGTGACTGACACAGATGGCCCTGAAATATGGTTACAGGGAACCATCGACCTCGTACAGGAATACCCGCTGCCAATCGTTGATTGGAAAAACCCCGGCAGGAAACCTCATGCGGAGTGGGAGAAGAAACGATGGTCAGTGCAAGCAGCCGCATACACCTATGCGGTGAACGAACTCTACGGTTTTGAAGAACCGTTACCGTTTGAGTTTGTGTATTTAGTTAAGGGCAAAGTGCATCGAACCACGGTGTATTTTGGGCCGCCACAATGGGAGAGTTTGGTCGCTCTAGCCCGAAGTGCTGGCACCCTTATAAACGCCAATTTACCAGTGTGGCCTCTCAACATGAACGGCTGGCATTGTTCACCTAAATGGTGCGGTGCTTGGAAAACATGTCGAGGCCAGTATGCTGGGCCAGATCCCTTCTAACCAAGACTAAGGAGAAATAGGGAATGAAAATAGAAAATAACAATAACAGTATTACTGTATTTCGGAGGCAGGTCATCCAAACGGGTGATTATGAACCTGCTGAAGCATCATGCAGCGTAACTATCCCAATGGACGCTGATGCGTCGATGGAGGATGTAGGCAAGGAGATCGCCAAGTGGGGAACCACTTTGGAGATCGCTAACTATGAGGCACTTGGTGTCGGGTATGAACTCGATGAGCAAGGCGTACGCCTCCTTAACAAAAGCGTTCGGAAAAACGCTCCGGCTAATCCCGTGGCGGCACCGTCGTCGGGGAATAAATCCTACAGCAACGCCAACTCGAACAAAGAGGGCGGAAGCCTTCAAGATGTTTGGCGCGACTTGATGGATAACCAAAACATGTGGTGGCCACCGAACTGGCAGGACAAATTGAATCCTGACAAAGACGTGAACGCTAACGGCCCTGACTACAAGCGTAAGGCTGACGGTAAGGGTGTTTGGTTGTCGAAGAAAGATGGCACACCGCTGATCCCTGATTGGTTCGTGTGTCCTTTCACCGCCAAAGATGCTGAAGCCCTCAAGGGTGTCGCCCGCGAGGTGCGCGCTTAATGTCGGCTGTCCTGCACTCGCAGGACGAAGTTGCTGCTCGTCTCGCTGCCGCCACTAAGGCGGCGGCGAGCGGCAGTACCGCCCCTGAAGCACTAGAAACCCCTGAGGATGGCTCTATAGTCGTCTCAGAGGTTTCTGGGAACAGGAAGCCACTTCGTTTTGCGTTAACCCCGGCGGTTATGGAAAACCTTATTGGGTTTATCCGCAACCCGTCAGAACGCTGGTATCTAGGGTTCTCAGAAATTGATATAGCGACACGCGGCATAGGCCGTGGAGAGTTGCTGCTAGTAGTAGGCCGGAGCCACACAGGTAAATCACAAGTGCTGTTAAACAGCATTGTGACAAACCTTGTGAACGACCCCGAAGCCCACGTTGTCATTTTCTCAATGGACGAACCCCGCGAACTTGTCGTCATGAAACTTTTTTGTCTACTACAAGGACGTTCTTCTTCCGAGGTGGAAGAAGCGATCAAAGCAGGAGACAAAGATACGCTCGCCGAATTGGAACGAGCGGCAACTAACGAACTGTCACGAGTGGCGATCATCGACGAATCGATGTCGCTTGAATCTATGTCGGCAGCGATGGATGAGGCTCGTGCGTGGTGGGGTAGGAACCCGTCGTTCTGCATGATCGACTATCTTGAATTGCTACCCGGAGGCGAAGCCGACGCGAGCGGTGTCACAGCGAAAGCGCAAGCAATTAAACGATGGGCGAAAGTACAACGTGTCCCTATTGCGTTAGTTCACCAAGCAGGCCGATCAGCAGGTGACCGCGGTAAAGCCGCGGGTATCCACGCAGGCAGGTACGGAGGGGAACAAGAAGCAATTTTTGTTCTCGAGGTGTACCGCAAAAAAGATAGACCCGACTTGTCCGAATGGGAAATCGACTACCATGAGAACAGTGTCCAAATGAATCTGTGTAAAAATAAACGTACCGCCCGTTTGGGTGATTACACATACTACATGGATTCACAATGCGGACACATTCACCCGTACTGGGATGAATTGATTCCCGACGGGGGGGAGCATCCCAATGCTTAATTTGATGACCGTAGGTTGGATTGTTATTGTCGTTTGGGGTATGTGGGTGCTTTGTTCATGGAGGGATGACTGATGACGGAAGTAGAAACCCCCGTTGAACAATTTGTGACATTGTTCCGGGGGGGGCGTATAGCCATAGACAACCCCGACGACGGGAAAGGATTCAGACCGTGGGTAAACAGTGCAGGAGAAGGTTACGAAGCCTCAGGCGAAGTATTTTACAAAGCGATGCTGCAACACTTCGCAGACCACAAAAAACCAATAGGCGTGTACCCATTAGAAAAAGTGGACGACAGATACGTCGTGCATTGGGGATGCGTAGATTGGGATGACGGCGACGAAGAATCATTAATCCACGCCACCAACGTACAAACCTTGCTGTGGCAACTCGATGTCCCATCGTGGGTTGAGCGATCCCGTTCCAAGGGCTACCACCTGTGGGTATTTTTCATTGACGCAATGCCCGCTGTTGATGTTCGCAATGGGTTGCTGGCCGTATGCAAAATCGTTGACGCACCCACCAAGGAAGTCAACCCGAAACAAACAATGCTAGGCGGCAAAGGGTGGGGCAACGGAGTGCGGTTACCGTACCCGTCGAAAGTAGATTCGTCAGGTACGATCCAAAGTCGTGTCGGACGGAACGTTGTACTCGATCCCGAAACAGGGGACGACATGACGGTCGAAGATTTCGCCCATGTAGCGTACAGCACAAGACTATCCCTAGAAGATTGGGATCCTGTGCTAGCCTTGTATGTGAAACCAAAACCCAAAGTAATCCCCCAAATCGCTTACCGTGGCCTGTCGACTTCCAATATGCGAGGTTTGGCAGGCGCGATCCGTAGAAACGGGCCGCGCCGTACCGCTGAAAAGCCGCACGGCGACAGGTCGCAAGCGTTAGTTGCGTTGGCTCACGCGATGAGGGAACAAGGCTACCCCGGAGTAGACATTTTGACAGAATTGGAATCAGCAGACGCCGAATGGGGAGGCAAGTTTGCGAAACGCCACGACGGCAAAGAGCGGTTGTGGGAAATAGTGGAAAGGACGCTGAAAAGCAATGGCTAAAGTACATACAATAGTTGTTGACCG